TGCCCGAATAATCTTTGCCAATGGTTGCGGCTGTCGATGCAGAGTTATCGCTGAAGTTCAGATAAAAACCGTTTGTCCCGTATGTGCCTGTGTATTTCTTTGGCTTCCATACGCCAGTGATCGCGTCATACTCTCCAAAGCTAGATGGAGTTAACGCTTGTCCATCGACAAAGTTGATTTCTGTAAGGTAGCCGTCATAGTAATTACTAGAAAAACCACCTAGCGAACCTATGTAGCCAACTGTGCCAGATGCGTTCCAATAAGAAGTTGTCAAGTTATTTGTGGTAGAATTTGTTGTGACTACGCCGTTAACATAAACTTGCAGTGCAGAACCAGAACCATTTGCTCTAACAACAATGTGATACCAAGCGGAAGGGTCACGAAAAACTGCATTTGTGGTAATAAAAGTTGTAGATGCGTCTGAAATTTGAAATGTATTAGTTGTAGCAAACAAAAACTCAAGTCGATTAGCTGTACCCGCAGAAAACACATCAACTTGCGTTCCAAGAGTACCCCGTTTAGTCCAAAAAGATAATGTCCATGTGTTTTGACTTGTTGGTGTGCCAAACGTCCTATTAAAATAAGCTGTCGCAGATGATCTAAACCGCACGGAACGGCTGATCTGGTATCCCGATACACTACCTAGCATTAGATTGTTGATTTCGACAGGAACTGCCATGGATTATCCGATGTTGGTTATAAGTTGCGAGGCAATCGAGGTTGATGTTCTTACCGTGTAAACCAAAACATCAATCGCATTAGCAGTCGTTGTTAATGTTGGAGCAGTTGAACTTGGGAAATCCCAAAAAGATGAATACGCTAATGTTCTTGAACCAGTCGCATCCTGAGTGATAAAAATTACACCAGATTGCCCGGCAGTTAAATTCGTCGGATTGCCGAGAGTTCTGCTGCCGCCAAGAGTGACTGAAAAATTATTACCAACCGACATATCAACCGCAATCGTCGTAGCGTCTGTCAACGTATCAATCGCCATGTAAGCATTGGCTGTTGCAGATATCGCTCCAGAGAATGTGTTAGTTGCAGAGAATGTATTTGTTCCAGCAAGGGATGCAGAACTTTCAACACTCGTAACAACATTAGTCGATTGATTCAGTGTTAGGATGCTGATCCAAGCGGAGTTTGCTTCATTCCTGATTTTAAGAATGTTATTAGCGTCATCGTACCAAAGCTGATTAGCAAAAGTTGTTGATGGTGCAGTCGATCCAGAAGAGGTACTAGCCAAGGCTTGCAATGCAGAATTGATATCTGATCTTGTTGCTGGGAAGCCTTGATTGGCAATTGTCATATCATTTTGCGACATCAGATGACCTTTCCGTATCCTTTGGCTACATAATCAAAAGTTCGACTTATAGCAACATTCGCAGAATTTCTGAAAACGATAGTGAATCCAGTTTCTGATTTTGCAGTTATAACATAATAATCGCCCGACGCCAGATTTTGTGCTGCAACACCAATCCCAGATAATCCTTTGAATGCCTGAGAGAATGTCACAACATATGAGCCAGCCCCTGAAACTAAATCTAAATCTGAAATAACACGATCAGGCATATCTACAGAAACTGCAAGATCAGTAATGCTCGGAGTTGAAGCACCATACAAAGATGTCAAATGTGCTCGATATTTGAACGCTCTTGCCGAATAATCTCCAACAACAAACGATCTAAAATCAGACCAAACAGGAGATGCCGACGGATCATCATCCGTTGTAGCAATTTCTAAATTGACACTGGTATCATCAAAAGCAGTTGCAGTTCCGTCAAAAAGACCTTCTCGATCATCAAAATCACCTGCCCCAGAATCGAACAGATCAACATAATCAATTCGGATATTGTTGAAATTAGCCGTCACTCTGCTGGTGTATTTATCTCCGAGATCAACATAGGTTGAAAAATCATAATAGCCAGATGTTGCGATGGTATTTAGACCACTATCAAAAAGACCAGCGGCATCATCAAAATTACCTGAAACACTGTCAAAATTAGTCGATGTGTCTAACTGGATAAATGAAGTTCCATCTTCAGTAATTTTTACAACATTTGTTTTTGATCCTGAAAATGCAGGATTCTCTGTCAATGTTATAATTGCATTCAAATCTTCAACGTCAGTGATGTTTGTTTGCAAAATAATTTCAGCAGGATTCGCCGAAACAAAATTCAACTTATCAACCGCTTTTACAAAGTACGTTCCAGTTTTAGATGGAACAATAACCGAATTAGCTGGTCGTGAAACCTTATCAACAAGATCAACAGCATTTTGATATGTCGCCCCAGTTGTCGCTTGTGAATATCGAACTTTGTAATGAGACAAATCAAGATCAGTAACGGGCGTCCAAGTTAGGATTGATGAGCCACCGATTGAATTAATCGACAGATCAGTAACATCGCTTGGAACCGCAGTTTTGCCAACAATCTGATAGATAGCTTCAGAATAAGCAGATACCACCCCAAGAGATGAGATTGCTCTTGATCTCACATTGTATGAAGTTCCATCTTCCACCTTCAGGACTTCAAATTTAGTTCCTGAAGATTTCCCTGCACTCGTATATATCGAGTCAGTTGTTTTCTTAAAATCAACCTCATGTTCAGTTATGAATTGGTTATTGCTCGTCAAATTTATCAACATGACAGTAATCACGTCTTGATTGATTGCTCTCAATTCATCGCTGATTGTCATTACAGGTGCATCAATCAACGAGTAATTAGGCAAAGAGGTGTTATCTAATTCGATCGCTGTTTCTTCAGCACTCCAATCATAGACAGATGAACTTGTTTCCTGAAGCATCAGATCAACACCGTAGATCGGAGCGTCATTACTGCCTTCAACTGCAAATTGATAATTCATAATCTCGAATGGTTTTGAGACGAACCCATATCGAGTATTAGTCAACATAATGACATCGCCAACTTCAATTCTGAATGCAGTCAATTTGCATTTCAGATTTAAGCTGATCTGCTGCCGTTGACGATACAAAGCTATCTTTGCAATCCGCTGTGCCATAGGTGATGAGATCGTAAATGGTAGAACCAAATCCAATGCACTTTCAACATTATTATCATCAGCCTTGAACACAGATGACACTATCGGTGGAAAATCCGTTGCTTGCCAGTTCTGATCTGGAGAAACGAAAACACCTTTCACATAATTAAAATTATCCCGCCTTGAGTGCTTAGTCGTGACATCAATCGGGCCACGCATATCATCATCAGTGATTGTAATCGTCGGACTAGAATATGCCGCAACTTTCATATTCCAGATGCCAGACGAATAGAAAATTGTTCCTGCACACGATGTAAGCAAGTTTTCAAGAATGTTTTTTGGAGATGCGTCAGTTAAAACAACACCATGCGTCTCGTAACGGTTCTCAGTCCCACCAGCCGCTAGTGTAACATCTTCATCGCAGATGTTCGCAGCAGCCGAGAAGCTAGTCATATTCACTTCAGACGCAGATGCACCAAGGCCATATGTAGAGTTCTGTAAATAATCTAACAAACACAATGCAGTGTTTGACGAAAATGCAGTTGTTGTTGTTCTAGGATCATAAACTTTTTTACCCTTGATCACCGTCTTAATTACTGGACGACCATTCGGAAAAGCATTTTGATCGAACTTCAACCGAACGTAGAAATAAGCGATGCCTGATAATGTATGGTTCACAGTCCAAAGACCATTTGACTCGGCAATCAATGTTGCATCAGCCGCTTGGTTCGTTGCTCCGAGATGAGTTATGATTCTGGCTTTATTAGCGAACTTACTTGGAGCCGTGACATTGCCACTTCCATCAAGTGTCAGCAATTCATCATCAAAATAAAATTCATCGAAAGATTCAATCTCATGCCCAGCAACAGGCACAATCATATGCAGATACTGATTTGAATTTGTAGTTTCAGCATAAATAATCGGCCCAGTAGTTTGTACCCGACCATAAACAATGTTTCGAACTGCTAAATTATCTGGGAAGTTTTCTTCTCTACCTTGGATGCCATCCATACTCGACATTTTAGGTTTCGGCATTAGTGCGTTAGATGCAAGAGCCAATCCTGCTGTGATAATTAATCGTCCAGCAAACGATCCAAGAAATGCAACCGTTGATGCACCTGCTCCAAAATAACTTGCCGCAGAAATAATTAATGAAACAGGATCAGCAGCCGCTGGTTGAGCAAATACAAGTGTTGTTAGAAATGTTGATGCAAGAAGGAATTTCCTCATTCAAACCCTCCAAGCAATCCTTGCTTGTGTGAAACTGACAAAAACTAAACCGCTGATCGATACACAAGCGATCTTGTCTCCAATACATACTCCAAGAGACGCTCCAACGCCATCAATCTGATCAATGATATTTCCTTCCACAAGAGCAATATCACCACGCCTGATTAAGTTAGGATTGATCCTTGTTAAAAATTGATCAACGCTCTCAGCTAGATCAGTTGTTTTGCAGATTTTCTTTAGTGCTTTTAATGCAGATTTTGCATCCGAATATTCATATTTTAGAAAACATTCAAACCCGTACTGTACCTTGAACGCTCCATTTGCAAACGAAACACAATCAAAAGAACTCCATTCAAATGGACGATCAATATTCGTTTGAATGTAATTATCTAACAATCGTTCCCAGTGAGGTAGCTTATTTGCGGCCCCAGAGAATTTGTTTTGTTTGGAGATCGTTGACAAAATCAAACCCCTTATCATTTGGATATAACCGTTTTTGATCCTCAGATGTATATCTTGAGGTTCTAGCTCTTTCTAAATCAATCAGCCGCGATTCAACTGTTAAAGATATTGTGAGTTGTTCACCAGTATCATTGATCGACATCTGATCAATTAAGCCTGAAAAAGTCTTAATTGCATCATCAACAATGCCGCTTAATGCAAAATATAAATTACAAGTTCGATTTTGATATTTCTCAGTCAAAGCAAGTGAAATTGCCTGAGCCGATATACCAGATAATG